CCTGCGTTTCTCAGCCCATAGCTTAGCCCTAGCGTCCAGGTTTAACCCTTTCGAGCAATCGGGCAAGCCGTTCTTGCCTAATCCTTTTCCTTTCAACACTAACTCCTCGATGGGTTCCATGAATCGGTTGACTTCGACGTTTGTGCCTGGATCTCTGAACTGAATCATCCGAGGCGGTTTTGTCGCGGCTATGTCCGGTTCGTATTTGTCGGCTTTAACAAAACTGGTGATTTTGGTTTTGATGTGATTGTTACGATGCGTTTTATCATAACATTGCACTAGCCGGCGGAACTTCGGACCCACAAACTTGCGTATATAATCTACTGAATCCGAAAATTCGACGTAGCCTCTATTTGCTAGTTTGTCCATAGTCAACAGCAACTCATCCATCCACTCATGTTGTGTTAGGCCTTGCAACCTATCTGGATTGAGAAACACTGTGCCGTGTTCGGTGTGTTGAAGCCATTCTGGCTCCGGATTGTTGTTTAAAAGATGGCGGGCACTTAAGCCAACCAACTTATTGTAGTGACAGTTGTGATGCGTCACTATTTCCGGAGCGGAATAGCCTCTCGGACGGAGGAGCTGTCTGGTGAATGCTGAGTGCTTGCACACATCAGGTTCCCAGGCCATCTCGTGTCCTGGAGCTATTTCGCCTAGACCCAGCGGGGTGCAAACCCCGGGGCGGCGGAATTCCTATTCCTCTAGGCTACGCTCCTTTCTCCCCCCAAACCATCCCATGTAAAAACTCCAGCATAGTGCAAGGAGCATGGCCATTTCGGTCTCTAGGCCAGATGGGAGAGTAATCTTCACCGCCATAGTAACTAATTTCGTCAGGACAGGCGATACCCAGTTTGTGCCAGGGATTGATGAAGATACTGCACGGATAATCCAGGTACATCCGGTTTGGATAATCCATGTGGCAGCGGGGGATGTTGCCATTGAGGCACACAGGATGGAAAAGACAAGGGTGGCAACGATCTTTGCCACATGAGGTGCATGCCATACTTGGAATGCCCTCTTCGTTAGGAGGCGGTACAGTCGTCTCCTCTCCGAAAAATCCTTCTCAGTGATGGGACTGATCAGGTTGCGATCAAACGAGGTCATTTGCATCGCATCGTGAGCACACTGCTCAATGAGCTGGGTTGTCTTAAATTCCCTATGCTCATATGGGGTAAGGTCAAACTTGGCTAAGATCTGCCGCGCTAAGTTCGCCGCCCTCATGCCTGCAGTGGCATCACGCGAGAAACCCACTACCTCTCTAGTAACCTGGGAGGTTATTTCGAGCCAGACCTCATCACAGGTAGGTCTGGGGTCCTCGTCTTCTTCGGAGTCCTTGTCCGACCCGCGCGTCAGTTGTTTGCGCGCTTGTTCTAGAGTGAAGAGCTCCTGTCTACCAAGGTGCCTATTGACACCTGGCCGACCTGAAAGTTCTCCAGCTCGTTGGCTGACTGTTGCGTCGAAGGCGTCAGCTGCCTTCAGGACACTCTCCTGTAGGTGAAGGGGGGCGTGGTCAAGCAGCCACTGCATCGTTCCCCGATCTCCGTGTCCATCGTCCAGAGAAGCAAGGAGTCGTTCTAGCTTCTCTTCCGCCAGGCGGATTTCTGCACTCCACATTGGGTGGTCGTGCGTCCCCTCAGACAGTAAG